GGTTGTAAGTGTTGAGCGCGCTGTACGGGCCGGCCTGGGATCCATTGGCATAACTATCAAAAAGCGAGTCGTGATCCTGCTGAATGGGCGTGAACAGGTCCTGGATATAACCCACCTGGACTTGCCCACGCTTATCAACTGGCAGGATATCCACCACGAACTCGTCAAAATCAATATCATACATGCTCATTGGGGCAGGAAGTTTAAGGTGCTGGATAAGGTGTTGCCGTTCGAGGTCTCGCCAATGATATAGCCGCTCACCGTATTCCAAAGCCGGTTAAGGATCTGGGAGTTGTTGACCAGGTTGGCCATGTTGAGCGGATTGCCATCTTGCCTGGCGCCGACCTTCTGCAGGACTACGTCCACCACGCCCGGCACCGCCTTGATGGCGGCCTCCAGGTCCGACAGCAGGACATCGCCGTCGAATGGAATGGCAGCAAGGTAGTTCGTGATAGCCGCGATAACGTTAGCTTGGATGACGGCCGAATATTGCCCCTGGTAGTAGATATTGGCGGCGATATAGAGTTGGTCCGGATTGGCCGTGGTACAAGTATACGTGATGCCGGCAAAGCCGATCGTATTGATATAGTCCTGCAGGGCGGCGAGTTGGAGATCAGTGAGCGCCGCCGGCGGATTGCCAGTCGCTACTTTTATGGTGACATTCCCGGACAGGTCCGTTGTCACGCTGCAACGGCTGACAATCTGATCGGAGGGGATGAACTGCAAATATTGGGGTACCAGGTCGACCAGCTGGATGATCTGGGGATTGCTCTCGTCGTATTGGAACAGGAGGATCTTGGCCTGCACCCATTCCGGCGTCCCCGGGGGAACGGTGGCGGCCAACTCCTCGATGTCAGCCTTGAAGGAGTCCATGAGCTGCTCTTCTATTCCCTGGGCGCTGGCCACGATGTAGGTGATCAGGTTCCAAAAGGCCCGCTTTGAGGTGGATAGCTGGGCGTTAGGGTCATAGGCGGAAGCCTGGGCCCGGATCGCATTGGGCAAAGTAGCGTCAGCCGCGATCGCGGCGACTATAGTAGCTTGGATTTGAGCAACGGTTCTGGCCATTATATTTCATATTCCCCTTTTTGCTGGGGAGTGATGGTGTCTTCTTCGATTGCCTCGTCGGCATTGAAATTGTCCTGAGTCTCCTCTGAAAAATCGGGCTCGACGGTCAACGGATAATGAGCGACGGTGGTATCAACCTCCAAGGCTGTCGGCGGCGTCGATTCAATGAATACCCCGGCATCAGGATCGTACGGACTTCCAGAGCTGTCGATAAAGCCGCTCTTGAAGTCCACCATGTACACATACTTGTTGGTGTGCTCGTAGCTGGGTCGATCTCCAACCAGAACCAGCGGTGTCGAAGCGGTCACCACTTTCAACGATAGTGACTGAATTACCCGGCGCCGTAATTGGAAGATGGTCAGGTTCTGCCCCATGCTCCCGTCGCCGGCGTCCAGCTGCTCCATCCCGATGTGCACCCGCCAAATGATGTCGGCCTGTTGAAGATTACCTCCCAGCGCATTCCAATCAATAGGCTCCACGGCTTCCAGGAGCGCGGCCGGAAGCGGGATGGCTTCCTGCTCTCCATCGTCCTGTTTCTTAAACTGATCATTGAACACCGCCACATACTGAAACAGCGTCGCCCCGTTCAGCTGGATAGCCTTAAGGAGGTTCATGATGTCTGCTTGTGGCTGGTCGATACTTGCCATGGTTACACTACCTTATTTTTTTTCCTGCCCTCATACGCTTCCAGGGCAACCGTGATCCATCTATCTAGACATTTCTGCGAATTCGGATCTTTGGCGAATTTCTTTTTACAATCAGTTGAGCAAAAGAGAATCTTTAGCTCCAACTTCTCCAGGATCCTGACTACGGACTTCCACCATTTGAAGGTGAAGCCGACGTTCCCACAATAGTCGCAGTGCACGCTTTTCGCCTCTTCCATCGGCACCTTACTGTATGTCAGGCTCTTCACCTTTATGCTTTCCATATCCTATTGACGGTTGTGGTGATTTTTTGACGGTGCAAGCGGGCCAGCGTCTGGCTGTTCCCCATGAACTTGCGCTTCGGCAGTCTCCCTTCGCCTTTATTGTGATAGGCCGCGTAGGGAACGTCCACGGTCAACTGCACCCTGGACCAGGTCGCGCTGCGGATGGAGTTCTGGACCGCCCGCCGGAGCCGGCCGGACTTAACCAGGATCGCCCGGGTGCGCCGCGGCAGGTCCTTGTTCTTCGGGTATTTGAAAGCCGGGGTGCCGATGATCCGGCGCTGCACCTCCTTCCATTCCTTCACGTTTCCGTCATCCCATCCTTGCTTGTTCCACGATTTGGCAAAGAAGTTCTGAGCCTGGTTGGCCAGCAGCGTCGGCAGGTCCTGCTTGACCTGGTCGAAATTTTTCCTCACCCTATCGAAATTGAACTTATTCATGGCTAATTCACATTTACCCAACGCTCCGGTAAAATGGGCGTCTTTTGTCGCTTGTCCCCCTTCTCGATATCGATCGAATACATTTGCATCAGCTGTTCCGGATCCAGCGGAGCGCCTTGCAGTATCTCCAGGCCTTTCCTGAACCAATCGTAGTACATCGGCGCCAGGTGAATAGCCTTCAACGGGATATTGCGCTGTTGATGCCATACGATGCAAGCAGCAACCTGATCGATGGCCTTATTACCGCAAGGCTGGTAGTCCGTTACGATATTATAGGGACGCTTGTTCCGGTGTTTCTCCGGCTGCTTGTCATCTGGATTGTCGGCTTTTCCTATGATGTGCATGGTTGCTCGATTAAAAGTTCAAGTAATTTTATGGCAACCTCCCGGTCGATCATGAACATGCCATCCTTATAGTAAAATTGCAGGCTGTGGTGGCTGATGTACACCGGTATATCCCGCTTTTCTGGCAGGAGACACAGTCCAAGTGGCGGATAATTGTCTACCACATCACACGAGATCTTCAATTCGATTGACTTACTCATATTGTTAGTTTTTACTCATCCTCCTCCGGGATCGGCATGTCGAAATTGTCGGCCGCATAGTCACGGTCCCCTTTTGGGACATTTGTGAAATAAGGATGCTCATCATTGAACACCACTTTATCCTTCCCTGGGTTCATCAGAAACTCGGGCGCCATGTTCTCCCGCACTCCGCCCGTGATTTTCTCCACTTCGTCCTGCCCGGACACGTCTTCTTTGCTGTCTTCGTCCAGCTGCTGGACCGTACACCGGCACCTGAAGTGATTCTCCGGCATGAACTCATCCCAAAAAGGATCGTCGACCGGCAGGATCAGACCATTGAGCGGGAAACAGATCTCGCATTCATTGTCATCCTCCACCCCGTTGTACTGCAGGAAGGGCAAGGTGGCCTTTTGCCGCTCGATCTGGTTCCAGCGGACCGCGTTTTGCGCCTGTCCGATCGCCGTATCATATTCCGCGGTCAGCCAGGACTCATAGTGCGTCTGGGCGATGTCCTGAGCGATCTCCCGGAATTCTGAAAAAGACCGGATATAGCCTTTCTCATCGGTGATCGCATCCACCATGCTCCGAACCGCCTGATACTCCTTTGCCGCGCTGAACATGTAGATATTTTCGCGCATTTCGGTCAGCAGGTCAAGGTCCTGGGCTGTCCATTCAGTAACCGCCCCTTCTTCAATGAGCTTTGTCAACCTCTTCAGATCGATCCCGAAGCCCTCATACAAGCCAGCCTTCAGATAATCCGCGGTGGCGTAGTACAGGTCTTCAGGAAGGTCGTATTCCGTAACGTCGCCGCTGAAAATGGCCTCCAGAAGATCCTCGATCTCCGTTTGGGAGTATTTGAACCTACGGGCGGGCATATATTTTCCTCAGTCGGTTTTTTATTCGGTCATTCAGCTCCGGATCCTTCTTGCCAGGCGCTGGCGGCTCTGCAGCTACGATCGCGGTCACCGGAATCCCGGTCCGTTCACTGAAATAAGCTGGATCCATTTGCATATTAGCCTGTGCCAGGGTCTGTGCGATTGTCGCCGTCTTCAGGTTGCTCGTGTCTTCCTTTTCACGGGTTTCTTCCTTCTCATAGTCGTTGAGGAACTCGAAATGTTTTTGGATGGGTATTTTGAAGCCGAACTTCCGCATGCGCGGGATCAGCTCTTCATTCGTGACGTCCTCGCATAAGGTGCCGTCCTCAACGGTGATCTCATCCAATGCCTGGCTGACCGGGCTTTCTTCCCCACCCTGCTGGCCGCCGATCTTGCCTGGCGTCGAGCTTAGGCCATCCTCGTGCCCGAGAATGACCTTGGTGATCCTGGCCTCCATCCTTTTCTCAAAGTCACCGTACGACTGGTAAGCTGTACCGGAGTTCTTCGATTCGATCAACTCGATCTTGTCCTCACCTTCGTCCAGGAGGATATATGCCTGGGAGCCCATATTGGCAAGGGCCTGCTGCAGATCGCTCCTTTCATCATCCTCTGTCTTTGTTGTATGAGCCACCCGGATCGGCTGACCAAAGACTTCCTGGTAGTCGGCATTGTACTGGGTGTTATTGCGAAGCAATATCTCGGTCTTGGCAATTTCGTAGAATAGGCCATACCCACATTTTCCCACTCCGCTTTCGGTTGCCGTCGGTACCCAGATGTGCCAAGGGGCGTATTCAGGATCCAGGAAGTCGGCGCCCGCTAGAGCATAGACGAAGGACGTAACGTTGTGACGATCGGGCGAGACGTTCCACCGACGCACAACGTCCAGCTCCGGAAACGCATCATTGATCACATCGCCCAACTGGATCAATGAATAACCGTAATAATTGGAATTGAGCGTGTGGTTCAGGAAGTTGCGGAACCACTTTTTCTTAAACAGCTTTGTCAGCTCCACATCCTCAACGCCTTCGTCGTCGCATATCTTGAATTTGCGCAGGGTCGTCCGGCGGTTCCGTTTCTTAGTGCAGGCCTTGACGTGTTCGTTCAGGCTGGTGTCTTGGAACATCCGCTGCATCTTGATCCGCTGGGGGGTATATGCCAGCTCAGCCTCCGATACAGCGTCGCGCCACATCTTCAAGTCGTACTTGATACGCTGGAACTGGATGGGTGCGATATAATACGACAGGTTCCGCTGCAAGGATTTCTTGTCTTGCGGGTTGCCTGTATTTAACCCCGACATGGTGTCGGGGAAATAATAATTTTTTATATCGGAAATTCGTTTGCTCATTTGACTTTGTCAACGACTGAGAACCGGTTTAATAATATTCGGTAGGCCTCCGCATATTCTTCCTCTCTGCTGGAGTCCTTCCCGTCATTCTTTAGTTCCATGGCCCTGGCTTTCCAGAATTTATATTTCTCCAAAGCGTCAGTTAAAAAAATATCCTCACTGTCAGTATATTTCCGCTCCTTATTTTCCACGATAAGAATATTTTTATTGTTAGTTTTATTTTTTGCACCTGGTGTCCGGCCCATTGGATATATTTTCTTGTTTGAGAACCCACGGGATGATGCCTTCAAATCCCACATATTTATTTTTATCGTCAACGCTTCCCGTCCAGATCGATTCTTCCAATCTCATCTCAACCTTTATTCCTACA